AACTCACAAGAAATAGCACGTGATTGTTGCACGATTAGATGCACCATCTTGCGCGAATCCCTTGTTTCATTGGGCTTTACGTGGGCAGGGTTGCCATTTGTTGCACACCCCCCTGTCCGACCATGCTTTTTCTGTGGTGTGAGCGACAGCCCACCCTATGGGGGGAAAGCGCGGCAACCAATATAGCGGTAGGGCGATCACAAGTTTGACCCAAAACCAACAGGGTTGGGAGACCACTGGGACGGGTACACACTACAGCTCAAGCTCATGCTACCCACTACATGGTTGGGAGACCACTGGGACGGGTACGAGCTGGTGGTCAAGCTCAAGCTACCTACTGCAGGTCAAGCTCAAGCTACCCACTACAGGTCAAGCTCAAGCTCAAGCTACCCACTACAGGTCAAGCTCAAGCTACAACCTAACCCTAGCCTCAACTTTCCTCTTGCTATATGCCCCTTGGAGGGGAGGATACCATCATCCCCGAGAAGGGGCAGGCACAGCTTGGCCACAGCTACTACCTGTCCATGATGGTCTTCCACGAACACTCAGTGTGAGCACCTCGAGGACGGGGGTAGCTTCAGCCACAAGCTCAGGCCCCACCACTGCATAGCTATAGGTATAGCCCATTTACAATGGTGGAACCCAATTATTTCCTCATGTTATCAGGTACTTGCCCAGACGCCTCCTGAGCCATCATTCATGGCCAGTTCCATCGCCTTTTCAGGGCTTGCACCCATAGCCAGAGCGTCCAAGCTGAGGCCTACTTCACCGTGCCACAGCGCCAGTTCAGCTTCGAGGATGCGGTCGCTACGTTCTGCAGCCTTCTGCTCCTCGTCCTGACCCATCTGCTCGACCCAGTAAGCCACGGCCATAGCCAGAGCGTCCACACGGTCGTCGTATGCGAGGGAGCCACGGTCCTTCGTCAGCCTGCTCATCTGGTACATGAGCTGACGCTTGAGCGCTTGCTCAGGCGGGTAGTCCCTGACGGACTGCTGGTCGTGTTTGATCACGCTCGGACAGATTACAAGCCTGTGCTGGTTCATGACAGGCTCGAGCGTGTCGATGATCCGCTTCTCCTTCTGCTGGTTGGAGCGGACCTCCTCGAGGGTCATGGGGTATCCGGCCTTCTTGAGGTGCGGAGTGAAGAGCTTGGTGAACATGCCGTCACCGAAGTTGCTCTCGATGATCCCGAGGTTGCATTTGTTACGCTTGGCGATCTGTGCGAGGGCGTCCATGACGTGGTCGTCGTAGCCACCCTGCATACCACCAGCCTCCGTCACGAAGAGGAAGCCGTTGAGCATCTTGACCACAGCGTAGGTGGTCTCGTCCTTGCCCCTACCGGAGGGGTCGATAGCGATTACGCTGCCTTCGTACTTCACCCAATCACCGGGCGTGGCCGCTGGGCGGTGATAGCGGTCGCCATTGAGGCCGACGCACTGGAGTTCCTGCAGTCTGTACTGAGGATCGGCAGACCAGATCAGGCGCTCAGGGGCTGTGTCCACGTTGAGGGACGTGACGATGAGGTCGGACAGCTTGAGCGGATACTTGTCGGCGTCAGAGAGCCGGGTGTCGAGCATGAACTGCAGGGCAAAGCCTGAGCGTCCATAGGACATCTCACGTTCGAGCAGGTCGTCGTCGTCGAAGCGAGTAGGATCGACGGGATCACGGGGGGATTCACCGTCTTCCAGCATGGCCACGATGCTCGGTGCCAACCGGTCACCGTAGCTCGTAGCGAGGACGTCCTTGGCAGGTAGGCGGGCAGGCCAGATACGCACAGCATACCCACGGTTGGGCAGCTCGTTGTACAGGCTCTCCTCGGTCTGCGGGGTGCCGAGGTATTTGATGCGTCCACCGGGCTTCAGCACGGCGTCGAACTCCTTCACCCGCTCTGCCAGCTTGTCGCGTTGGCCTTGGGTCTCGGAGTTGTTGGGGACCTCCACGTCGTCGCCGATGATCTCGTCAGCGCGGGAGCCAGTGAGCTGACCGAAGATGCCCACGGATTTCACCGATGGGGAATGGTCTGCTTTGGCGGGGCCGACATCGAAGGCGATCATCGAGCTTCGTTGCTCAGGACGGGGCTGGAGGTGTTGGAGGATCGGCATCTCACTGATGAGACGCTGCGTGAAGATCGAGAACTGGTCGGCCCGGTCCTTGGAGGCAGAGACCACCATGAACTTGAGCTGAGGGTTACGCAGAAGACGCCAGCACACGTAGGCTGACGTGATCCAGCTCTTGCCGACACCACGGAACGCCTCGATGATCAGGCGGCGGGGTCCGTGTTGGAGGTATGTGGCGATGTCCATCTGAACCCACGTCGGGTCAGGGAGCAGGAGGTGCCGCCATACGAGTATCAGGAAGTACCGGAAGTCCTCGAAGATCTTCCAATCCTTCTCGGGGTATTGTTCACGCCACCAAGGCGTGTCTTTCTCTAGGCTCATAAAGGCTCCTATGCGGGCTGGAGAAGCTCAGGGCAGGCCTAAAGGGCCTCTAGGGTATGGTCGCCCCAGAGAACCTCTTCAGGCCTGTAATACGGCCTCTCAGCCGCCGTAGAGAGGGGTTACGTTTCCAAGGTCTGGCAGATCATCCGCGAGGGATTTGATCGCTGGGTCTTTCGCACCGTCAGCGTTGATACCGTTGTCCTTGAGGAACTGTCGGATGGCGTTGAGGTCGGACGGGCTAGCTTGCCCTGACTTCAAACGATCCATCATCTCTTCTGCGAGGGCACCGTGAAGTGCCGCCATCAGGTCTTCTGTTGCGCGGCTCATAGGAATGGGTCTCCTTTTTGCCCGAGAACACGGAAACGCACCCACTCGTAGATGCGGATACATGTCCAAATGATTGCCAGCGAACCTGCAATCGTCGTGACGACAACAGGCAGCCAGTCAAGTTGAGAGCCGATGGCAGCACCCATGGCTGCCACGTCGGCTACGTCTCTATCGTTCACGTTGGGACCTCCCAACCGAAGAGTGCATCGAGCTGTTCGTCCGTCACACCTGCAGACCACTTCACGAGTTCAAGAAAGGGAGCATCGCGGCGTACCTCAGATACTGCCCCCCACTCGATCCGCGCCTCTGTCTGTTGATCGGCGGTGAGATAGCTCAGTGCCGAAGCGAAAGCGGCGGGCCAGCCACCACGTGCTGCATCCTCAGCTTCAGGTCCAGTCAGAAGACCGGCGCGGAAGCAAGCGATGCAGAAGGCGCGACGAGGAAGGACCGCAGCCTTGCGCCACTCCACAGCCATCGCTTCAACTTCCTCCGGGGTCAGCGATGTCTCGGCCCACGCAGTTCCGTCCCAGTTGTAGCGTCCAGTGACAGGCTTGAGTGGGACCTCGACAGTCCCTGCAGGGTATCCCAAGCGTGTAGCAGGTGATGGGTCTCCTGTGGTCTGCCAATACCCGTGGTCCGGGTGGTAGAAACCTTTTTCCATTGTGTGTATCCTTACCGTAGTTCAGACCAGATGTTCATCGCGTCGGTGCAGTCGATCCGGTAGTACCACCCGTCAGGTACGATGAACTGGATGTTGGTCAGCGTTCCGGGGTCTCCGACGATTGCCTGCACCATCGAGCCTGTGCTTGCGCCAATGTACCCAGACATGCTGGTGTTTGCGGTTGAGTGGCGGGAGTGAATCCAGATCGGGCGTCCAGTGGTGTTCTGGTAGTTCGTACCATACGAGCGCGATCCCTCGAGGCGCTGCCAAGTCTGACCATACCCGAGACCATCTTGCTGGTCTGCGATGGCCTGTGCCACACGCTGCGGTGTCATGACCTTGGTGGTGCTTGTACCAGCTTCAGCTTCAGCCTGTGTCGCAACAGGGAGCCGAGCGATGTTGAGTGTACCGGCGTTCATGTACGAGGCGTTGAGGAAGTACCCACTGCCCTGTCCGTCGAGAAGATCGGCGTCGAGACCAGAACCTTGCCCGTCCACGGTCTTGATCTTTGCCAGCACGTCAGCAGCCGTGTATGAGGATGAGGGCAGCTTGCTGTCGATGTCAGATTGGAGACCAGCCACAGTTGATGCGTCCAGCTCCCATGCGCCCATCAGCGTGGACGTCCCTACACCAGTGACCTGATAGACGTTGCCGTTGGAGTGGAAGTAGATGTCACCCGTGTTTGCAGCATCAGCAGCGTAGGTTGTCAGGTTACTGCCGTATGCCACGTGTGGTCCCATAGGACCTACGTCACCTTGGGCACCCTGAGGGCCGGTAGCACCTGTCGGACCTTGAGGACCTGTCGGCCCCGCAGGGCCTGTGTCACCTTGGGGGCCTTGGATACCTTGAATGCCTTGCGGGCCAGTCGCACCAGTGTCGCCGGTAACACCTTGAGGACCTTGCGGGCCTTCATTGCCTTGCGGACCTTGGTTGCCTTGCGGGCCGATCAGCGCAGTCCATGCACCCCAGTTACCATCAGGTTGCTTCCAACGGAGCGAGGATACAGGAGCGTTCGTTCCGTTGCCCCACTCGTAGTCTGGCGTCGGGCCTGACGGGCCGGTAGGGCCAGTAGGACCCGTGGCACCTTGGACACCCTGAGGACCTTGAACGCCCTGAGGGCCGGTATCACCAGTGTCACCCTTCGGGCCTTGGATACCATCGGCACCTGTCGGGCCAACAGGGCCTTGGGCACCGTCCGCGCCATCCACACCATCAACACCCTTCTGAGCGATCTTCTGCCAGTAGGTCGTGTTGGAGGTCGGGATGCCAGCGGTAACGTTGATCTTCGCTACGAAAGTTTCACCCCCGTCAAACACAGCATCCTGTGCGACGTAGGCGGTAGCGGCAGACCACGTTCCTTTCCAGCCGATGCGTACCCGGCCAATGTTGATTGCTGCCATGTTATGTCACCGTTGTTACGTGGAGAAAACCATCTGCGTCGATGGTGAAGTCGTTATCGTTTGCTGTGCCGTAGTACTCGATCATCAGCTCCCCCTCGTCGGAGAGGTAGAAGCGACCGAAAGCTAGGCCAAGAGGGGTGGCACCCATGGGACCTTGGTCACCAGTGGGGCCTTTGTCTCCGGTATCTCCGGCTGGCCCCTGAGGGCCGGTGAGGCCAGTGGGACCTTGGATACCTTGGGGACCAGCGGGACCTGTTGGGCCTTGTGGTCCTGTTGCTCCGGTTGGGCCAGTAGCTCCGGTCGGACCTTGGAGACCTGTTGGGCCTTGTGGACCCTGAGGCCCTACCGCACCTTGGTCACCAGTCAGGCCAATGGGACCTTGTACGCCCTCAGGGCCGCGATCACCTTGGTCACCCTTTGGTCCTTGCAAGCCGGTCGGGCCTTGGAGACCTTGGGGACCAGCAGGTCCTAGACCACCTGTCGGACCCATAGGGCCTTGAGGACCTACCGGACCTTCCGGGCCTGTCGGGCCAGCGGGACCTGTTGGGCCAGCGGGTCCTTCAGCACCGGTGCCGCCCTGCGGGCCTTCGGACAGGTAGAAGTCCATGACGCCAGTGTTCGGGTTGTACGTGACGTAACCAGCCTGTCCGTACGGGATGCGGTGCATCACCGTCTGGATCGCGTTGTACTGTGACGCCAGCGCTTCAACCTGTTGGAGGTATGAGTTACCAGCGTTCTGCACCCAGTCGAGGGTGACCACGTCACTGCCGTTTACAGGTGTTGCACCGTTGATGAGCTTCCGCCCTTGCAGGTCGAACACGCCGTTTTCCAGCCGGAGGGTTTCCCCCATGTCGTCTGCAGCTTCCTGAGCGATGAATGCCCCGTGACGTGCGACGGTGTCGAGATCCTCCTCGCGGAGAGCCACACCATCAGCGAAGTCCACGATCTGATCCCGAGGGGTTTCTCGGTAGATACGAACAACAGCTCCATTCGCAGGAGCTGGGCTGATGGAAACGGTTGAGGCGTTGTTCCAAGTGAACGCAGCCTCCGCGCCATCCACTGTCACGAAGATGTGCGCCTTGTCGATGTAGCCGAAGTTGAAAGAGAACAGGGTCTTGGACCCGTCCCCCGTAAGATCGACGAAGGATGTTGCCATGTTGTGTCAGCCCACCCTCCTCGCGGAGGGCAGGCCCCTATGTTGTAGGTTACTGTGAGAGCGTGGACAGGCTGTCGAAGACCGACGTGCCTTCCTGAGGCTGTTGATCAGCGATAGCTGCAACACCAGAGTAAGCACCCCGGCGGGCAGCCATGGACTCACGACGAGCCTCGGTGATCGACTGCCGCAGTTCGGCGTTCTCACGGATGAGAGCCTCACGTGCAGCTCGGCGGTAGCCTGCGATCACGCGCTGGACAGCCACGATCCGCCTGTTGTCAGACGGCTCATCAGTGTCAGCGAAACGCTCACGCCCAATGTCGTAGCCCTGTGTCCCCATGAGGTGCTCGAGGGCTTGGTACATCGTGCGGCGGCCAATGCGTACCGTACCATGCAGCTCGAGCAGGCGCTCGTACTGGTGGCCTGTAAGCTCCACACCTTCCACTGTCCGCGTAGGAGAGGAGAAGTTGTAGCCAAGGCCTGCAAGCTCATCGAGAACCGTGTCAGGTTCCCAATCGCCCTGCATGAACGGATTGCCCATGGACATGAACGCAGCACCAATCGGGTTAGCCATGTCGGACCCCCACCCTGCCGGGTAGACGATGGGCTGGCCGGTGACCCAAGAACGCCGCGCGGGCAGGTTCTCAGAGTAGCCGGGGACAGTGTTCATGACTGCATCCACGATGGACCGCACCTCACGCATCACAGGATCGTCCTGCTTGCGGCCTTCACGCATGAGCGCAGAGTACGGCAACATGGACGCCGAGAGGTTGGCGAAGTACCGGCCTGCGTAACGCTCAGGATCGCTGAACGCTTCAACAGCGTCGGTGATACCCTGCAGGTAGGTCTGCGAGGCGACGTTGTTGGCCAGAGCCACTGTTGCGGCCAGCGCGATGTCACCCATGGTCTGGTCGTCCACCTGCCCCGAGATAGCTGCAATGTCTGCCGCCAGTCCGAAGAACATGGAGAACGGCGCAAGACGGCGGTATTCCGTGTAGGTACGGCTGCCATCAGGGTTCTCCGTGACCACGCTGTATGGACGCCAGCCAGTTTCGAGCAGACGCGCACGTGCTGCAGGGTCGGATGGACCACTACCAGTGATCTTCCCTTCCATCGCAGCCATCCCCGCTGCCCCCCAGATCATGGCACCCGTGCTCATCTTACCAATCGCACTTGCTCTGCGCCGAGGATCACCGCTGCGGATGTCGTCCATGAAGTTCTTACTCAGGAACTGAACACCGGGAGTACGCTGTACACCAGCCACGATGATGTTCGTCGGTGTACGCACGAACGGCATCAACAGCTTGAGACCGGGATGGCGGTTGGTTGCCATCTGGATGTCCCGAGAGAGGCTGCCCTTGCGTAGCTCCTGCGTGAACGTGGCCTCACGGGCGTGGTCGAGACCCGCCTGAGAGGTCGCACTGCCATGCCGGTCGAACGCCTTTTCCATACGGTCAGCGACGTATCTCGCAGCACGGTCACGCGGCAGCTTGCCACTTGCTACAAGGTCACCCGCCTCAGTCGTGAGACGTGCGTAGACCTCAGCTCGGTAGTTCATCTGCTTGAACAGCTCGTCGCTGGCCATGAGCAGACGGGAGGGTGCCCGGATCACAGCGCCCATACCGTTGACGATGTTGTCGAGGACAGGGTTGCCGGTGTTGATGGCGATGGCGTGGTTCACAATACCGTTCGCCTCAAGGATCGCAGCCTCAGGATCGAGGATGTTGCGCCCCTCGCGGAGGGAGGTACGGAAAGCTCGGAAGCTCTCGCGCATAGCGTTGGACATACCCGCGAACATGCGGATACCTTCCCTCGCCGTACGTAGATCACCACTTACGAGACCACCGAGGACACGTTCGGACGGCAGCAGGAGCATGTTGCCTGCGTTCGAGAGCATGTTGACGATGTGCGTCTTCGGGCCAGAGAGAAGCCCGTTGATCCTGATCTCGTTGAGCCAGCCCATTGGACCGTGGCGAGACGTTTCAGCGAGACGGAGGATACGGCCTGCGCTGCCACCGTTGGCACGTACAGCCCGAGCCAAAGCACGGATCGCGTCGGGACCACCAGCACTGTCGATGTTTGCCTGCATCTGGCGAAGGATGTCGGCGTCGGCAAGCTGCTGTCCGGTGATACCATCCACAGTGCGTATACGACCAGCCGCAGTTGTCTGGGCTGCCCCGGTGATCACAGACCGCAGGTTAGCAGAGGTCTCCACCAGCCGCGCCTGATACTGCAGGAACCGGGTCATATCTGCTTCCGACGCATTCGGGCTGTCTACCCGATACGCCAACTGCTCGATCTCACGGGCCAGCGATTGCACAAGCTCCTTGCCAGCAACCACAATGGCCTGCTGGTGGTGAGCATCCTGAGCCATACGCGCAAGGTTTGCGTCAAGATCACCCGGAGCAATCTCAAGCTCACGCTCAAGGAAGTTCCGTGCGCCTGCTGTCATAGCCTCGAACGTAGTACTTTCGCGTACGCCAAAGGCACGGATGTCCTCGGCTGCCATCTCAATCACTTCACGGGCCGACACGTCGGAGTCCATGTAGTTCTGATTGAAGACGGTGCCTTCAAGCTGCCGATATGGATCAGGCTGGGACCCGCCACGCTGGAGTGCAACCTCACGCTGGAGAGCTGCGGTGAGTCCTTCGTGGTTGACAGGTCCTGTGGGCTGTTCGTCAGCCGCGTTGGACGCTGCGGTTACAGCTTCTGCCTCCCCTTCAGCGGTAGCCTGTGCGGCAGCCTGTGCTTCACCCTCAGCGGCAGCAGCGGTGTCTCGGGGGGCTACCCCGTCCACATGTACTTCCTCGCCCTGAGCGTTGATCACACGGCGTCCTGCGTGGGCCTGCGTAGGTGCAGGGAGATCACCAGCGTCGATCTGCTGGAGCCACTCACCAAGCTGCGGGTTCTCTTCCATGATCTGGCCGACAGCGTCGTTCATGAAGTTAGCTGCAGCTTCGTCACCTTCGGTCGCCCGCATGTTACGCGCGGTGCGGAAGGATCGGAACATAAGGAACACAGCCTCAGTGGCTACGCCCATGCCCAAGCCTTCGATGGCGTTCATGAGACGCCCCTCAAGCTCCGTGTCGTCCTCGTCAGCCGCAAGGAACTCCGTTACCGGGTCCTGCAGACCAACGTGGTCGCGGAGGAAGTCAGAGAAGCGGTCTTCATGGGGGTCGAACGAGGAGAAGTCAGTTGCTGCACCGACGGCCAGACCCTGACGAGCTGCCTGTCCAGCCGTAGCTGCACGTGCAACGCCAAGACCACGTGAGATTGCGGCGTAGCCGGTGAGGAACTGTACCACACCCCGTGCCATTCCGCCTGCCATGGTCTCGTTGTCTGCGACCTCAGGGAGGGACAGGGTGCCGTCGTCACCGATCAGGTCACGTGTCTGCCACTCAGGGACGTCAGTACGAGACATGACTTCCTCTTCAGTCAGCCACTCGAACCCGTCGTCGTCGGTGTAGTAGAGGTCGTGACCACGCGTAACAGCGTTGCCGACACTCTCGCCTGCCCATTGGACAGTGTTACCCATCTCTTGCAGGCCATCACGTGCACCACCAACCACGGCCCGCCCGGTCTCAACCGCAGTTGTAGCCAGACGTTCACCGATGGTCGGAGGAGTTTGTGCTTCGATACGCTCCTGACGCAGCGCTTCCTCTTCCTCAGGTGTGCCGAGGCGGGGAGGTGCCAACGCGATGTCAGGCTGCGAGGGCGCTTGTGCAGGCTCAGGGGAAGCTTCTGCCTCCCCACCTGCCGCTTGGCGGAACCCGATCAGGTTGCCGTCCTCGTCATAGACTTCGACCATGTCAGTCATTGATGATCAATCCTTCCAGAGGGATGTTGTACTCAGCCGCATACTCAGCCGGGGTGATGCCCAGCTCCTGTGCGGTTAGCTGAAGCGTCCTCAGACCTGCTGGTGTGGACATGAAGTCGATTAATGGTTGCGGGATACTGCCGTACTGACCAGCCACCATCCCACTCGGGTTGGTAGCAGGTGCGGGTGCAGGCGCAGGCGCGGGTTCTGGAGTTGGCTCAAACTCGGGTACAGTCCGTCCCGGTATTTGGCCAACAGCAGTTGATGCCACGCCTCCGAACATTCCTTCAGGTGGCTGGAACTCCGCAGAGTTCAGTATCTCGTTCTGTACTCCGCGCATGTGGAGACGGAACGCACGCTGTGAAACCTCTGGGTTAGCGTCGAGGAACGCATATGCTTCATCTTGCATCAACTGACGTGCAGTCAACCCAACCTCTTCACCTCCAGATACCGATCCTGAGAGGTCACGTACCCCGAAGCGATCCGAGATGATGTTCTCGACATTGTCGAAGTAGCGGACCACGTCCCGGTCACCGAAGTAGCCGGAGTTACGCTGGCGCGAGGCCAGATCGTCCATCAGACCGCCGACATCCGAAGGTGCCAGCAGCTCGTTCGCTGCCGCCGTAGCGATTGCTTGTTCCACAGCGGAGTAGTCACCGTCAGATGCTGCACGTCCAACTTGCAGACGTAGGTCCGTATAGACGTCAGGGTCTGTACGCACGTTCACCTGTCGGTCGAGCATGGTTTCCTGCAAGGCGAGAAGAGTTGTCGCAGCGCCGGGGTTACCGGCATTACGTGCAGCCGTTACGAAGTCTTCGATGTCAGCCGAAGGGTCAGACATGAGCGTTGTCAGGCCATCCTGCAATGCAAGGCGTCCTGCCTCTTCACGGGCCTGCTCTTCCAGTGTGTGCTGACGGCGGTCGCGTTCCCAAAGACGGTCGAGGATTCGATCCTCAGCGTTGGCCCGGTCTTCACGAACCCACCCGATGTTGCCGAGAGGGCCGTTGCCGGTCGTCAGCTGATCGAGAACGTCGAGCATACTCGGGTCGAGGCTGTCCAGAGCTGCTCCGATTACAGCCTGAACGACGGTCTCATTGGCTTGCCGTGGGGCCATGCCGTTTGAGATTACACTGTCCAGCATCGCCTGCATACGCGGAGCGTTGGTCGTGTACGACGTGTAGGTCGCGGACGCTTCCGGGTACTCAGACTGAGCCTCAGGGCCTGCAGCGACGTAGCGGTGCATGGCCTCAGTTCCGTGCTCAAGCGCAACAGCCCGAAGACCGTTGCGAGAGTACGACATGTCAGTGTAGCCACGGGCGTTGATCGTCTCATCGACGACAGCGATAGCCGCAGCTCCAACCAGCTCACCACCGAACGGCATACCTGCCACATCCTCAGCGGTGTAGCTCGTGCCGTTCATCGCGTTGTAGGCTGTCAGGCTCTCCTCGGAGACGCCGGTCTGGATCGAGAACTCACCACGTGCCGCAGAGAAGACTGATGCGAACTCTTCGGCTGGCGTCTCGCCTTCCGGGTCCTCGTTGAGGAGCATACCGATCCCGGCAGACAGCTCGTCCCGATAGTCCACCGACCGGCCACGTAGCTGTTGCTGCGTGTGGTAGGATGCCATCGAGTCGATAGCTTGGTTTGCGTATGGTGTGAACGTCTCTGTCAGCAGGACAGGGTCCAACTGCTCCATACCAAACTGGGCCTGATAGGCAGCCGTCTGTTGGTTGATCCATTGCTGGACAGCACCTGCGTCCCCGCTCGGGGGAGACTGGCGGTACTGGGCCATCAGGTAGTCGTTGAGACCCATGCCGAGGCGGTTGACCCGCTGACGCAGAAGCCCTCGCTGGAAGTGTGGAGAAGCTGCCGCTAGTTCATCGGCGTAGCTGGTTCCGTTCTCTTCATCGTAACGCCGCTGGCGCTCGATCAGACCATTCCAACCGTCACGGTTCTCTTGGAGAGCGATACGCGGATCGACACGGGCCTCAGCCTGTACGCCTGCGGCCTCTTCACGCTCGGCGAAGCGGCGGTTCTCTTCCTGCAAGAAGCCTTGGAGGGTCGGGTTGATGCTCTGGAGCTGACGCGCCAGCTCGAGCATTGGGGACGGAGCCGGGTGCTGGTACTGAGGCGCGACGTAGCGGCTGACCGGAGACGCGACCGCAGTCAAGCTCGGATCAGGTGCAATACGTTGGGACATTGGTGTTCCTCGTTAGAGCGTGTAGTTCCCCGAGATAGGGTCACGCGTGGAGAAGGTCTGGTAAGACTGCAAACCCTGAGCGCCGATACCGAGGAGTGTGCCACCGAGGCCGGGGTAAACCACTGGTGTCATAGGCACAGAGTTGATCCTGCTGAGGGCCTGTGCCTCTATGCCTTCACGGCTGCGTTGGATTTGGTCCTCAGTGAAGCCAAGCTGTTGGAACTGGCTGTCGGCATAGTTCAGGTACTGCCTGTCGAAGTCTGACATCAGCATGTCCACAGACACGCCAGCCGCTTCACTCGAGGCATTCGCAGTTGATGCCGCCCGCATAGCAGCGAGACGGCTGTTGTTGACGTTCAGCGCAGTCGCTGAAGTCTCTTGTTGCTGCCGAGCGGCAAGGTCGTCGCTCTGGCGTAGCATGTCACTGATCGCTGCATCACGCGTGGCCTGTTGGTTCTGGACCTGTGCGTCATACTGGGCGTCAGCTTGCTGCTGTTGGCCGACGTACTGCACAACCCCCGTCACCGCTGAGATGGCGAGGGAAGTGTAGAACATAGCAGCAGCGCCTAGTGCGGGTGGGCACATGCTTTGCTCCTGATGAATGGGATGGCCCTGACTTTGCCGGGGCCGAAGTTGTCGATAGGTGTTCCGAAGGTGAACCCAAGGAACTTGAGCAGCCGCTTGTGGACGGTGTTGCTGTCGGTCACCATGTTGGACAGTGACACGTAGCGTGTGAGCTGATGCTCAAGCCAAGGCTTTGCTGCTGTCAGGTACTCACGTACATTCTGCTCTATCACAGGGGACGACAAGAGCCAGATAGACCCGTGACCGCCTTCTGTAGGGACGATCCCCCACATGGCCCCCACCCTGCCCTCCTCGTCCAGACCTGTCATGCAGAGTTCGGAGTGGAAGAAGCCAAGGGTAAGTGCAGCCATCGGGTCCATACCAGCCAAGGCTTCCACCTCGTGCCGGTCTGCTTCACGCATGGTTCCCGATAGCTCGACCACGTCAGCGGTCACGGATTTTCTGATCATATCACTGATGTCCTTCGCTCGAACCTGCCCTCCCACTCAGCACCTGTCAGGTTGCTCGGGAGGAAACTGTCGTTGATCACTGTGATCCGTGCGTTCTTGGCGTTTGCGTTGACACGGAACGAGAAGGTCCCGTCCTCCACGTCGCGGCTGCCTACCACCGCAGAGGGTGTGCCAAGGATTTGCCCGGTGTGGGTGTACGTGTAGGTCTGGCCATTGCCTGCCTCTACTTCCACTTTGAAGTATCCTGTCTCAGCGAAGCTCAGATGGAACTTGTGCAGTTGCAGGCGACCGGCGATTACCGATGCCTGTCCACCGGATGCGACCGAAGTCTTTAGCACCGGCTTGGAGAACTCGTAGGTGAACCTGTACGGCAGGCCTACGTAGAAGAGAGACGAAGAAAGATCACCCTCGACCACGACGCTGTTGACGCCGATAGAGATGAACGTTGGGAACGTGTACTCTGTGAACTGTGGGTCCTGTGGGCGGAACACAATCTCAGGCGTCGTAGCCAGAGTGTACGGCAGCGTGATCGTGGACCTGTCGAGGATAGCGTCATACGCCACAGTTACCTGCGTCTGGTCGAGGCGGCGGTCGAGCCTGACGACAAAACGGCTGCCGTCTTCGGTGAGACCTTCACCCATATCGACGGACTCGAGGTACACACCGTCTTGGTACTGGGTCACGAAGTAGGTGGTGTCGTTGACCATACCTGCACTCAGGATTGAACACCCTGTGCTGAACTCCCAGACACTCCAGCTCGATTGAAGCTTCTGCTCCCCTCGCCAGTAGTACCTGTAGACGTACACCTTGTCACTCGCACCAGCCGACAACAGCAACATTGTGTCTGCCGAGGCCGATCCCGTAAGCTTGAAAACACCCGCAGGAATGTAGGTCGGCACGTGCTTCGTGAGGTCTGAAGCGTCCGTCGTCTCTGTCTCAGGGATTACGTAGTACTCCATCACAGCAGTGTGCTGTTTCCTGCGGGACGCGAAGAACACGGTCTTCCCGACAGGGATCGGAGCCGCGCCATCGTCGATCTCATAGGACGTCGTGTGCTTGACCTCAGGTGGCTCACTCGCAAGCAAAGTCTTCGCGTCAATCGAGTACTGAGTCTGACCAGAGAAAAGGATGATCTCCTTGCGGTAAGGCACAGCGTACTTCAGGTTAGCCACGCTTGTCCCAGATGCTGACACGTCAATCGGACCATCGTCTAGGAGTGTCGCCACCGTCTCAGGGAAGAACGAGAACAGCGCATTCGTGCGGGACATCACCACATTCCCTCCACTCAGGAAGCACATGCGGTTCGTCGCCAAGAAGACATCACTGATCTTCGCCCCAACGAAGCTCGGCCACGGGGCAGTCTCGGTGTCACCAGCCTCGCGTTCTCCCCACTCGACTTGCTCAAGCGTGAAGTTCCCGTCAGGCTGTCTGATGAGAGAATGGGGCATCGTTGAAGCGTCGAGCTTGTACTCAACCCCCGGTCCTACAGTTTCAACCCAGACCCCTGCGTCCATGCCGGGACCACCGTTGTTGGCCTCGAACCTGAGGAAGTAGTCGTCGACATCAGACACGTCGTCGCCGAAGACCTTAACGATGTATCCATGCGGGGCGACAACAGGAAGCTCAGAGAAGCGTTGGATTTTGCCGGGGACAGCGCGGGTGTGGATACCGCCAGAGCTGTCCGTGAACTCGATGTCGAACGGCGTACCGTCATTACGTTTCACGCTGATCACAGGAGAGTAGACATCCACAGTGTAGTCGGGGTGTAACTCTGCGGCGAGGACAGCGCCTATCTTATCCACCACCTCATCGACAGAGACCTTCGGCTTGTCGGCAGTTGCGCTGTCAAGCTGTTGTGCCTCCCAAGCCTGCTCCCTGATCGCCTGCGGTGCCTCTGGCATGAAGTCAACAGGGATAGGCTCATCAGTACCTTCAGTCGTGTCGGTCGGGGCAGGTACGCTGAAGGCATCCGCAGCATCACCGTAAGCGTCGTCCGTGGTGTAGACGATGATGTCTTGTCCATCGACACGCACGGTGTAGGTGACGTCGTAGTTGACAGAGCGCACGAACAGGAGCGACTGCGCCGGGGTGGCGGGCGTCAGCTCTGGCAACTTGCCAACGACTGCTTCCTTGTTCACGATGAACGTGTTGTCAGCGATTGTCAGAGCGCGGATGTCACTCTCCGGTGAGACGCCTGTGATATAGCCTGCGCCGTCTGGGTATGTGACCGTGCGCTCTGTCCCGTCGAGGTCGAACACTTTGATCGAACCGTCGAACACCATGGCGACGTAGCGCTCGGTTGTGTCGCGGTTGATCAAGTGGGTGTACGCAGCCCCAGCTTGGCCATCGACGATCTTTGCGATGTGCTTGAGAGGCTGTCGTTTGTTCGTCCCCTCCACGATGGAGGAGGAGCCGTTCACCTGAACTTCTGCCTGTGAGGGCAGACGCATGGCCAGAGCTTGCTGGCTCACGCCGTTCATCAGGTTCGGCATCTGTTCAGATACAAGGGGCATTAGGCCTCCAGAATGCGGTTGAGACCGGGAGTGTCGCGGAGGAAGTTCAGGTCCTCATCCTCGGCCTGATCATCAACAAAACGAGCACGTGCGATCATCTCGTCACGCTCGTTGAAAGCGTTGAGGACGTCTGAGCCGAAGCTTGTCTGTTGGTACTTCCGGGCTGCCCGGTAGGTGATATAGTTGCGGGCTGTTTCAGGCAGCTCCTCATACTCGAACGCGAACACGACCTTTGCCTTGAGGTCCTCGCTGAAGACGTAGGTGTGGTTGTAGCGGTCGTAGACACGCTGGCCGCGCAACACTGGATCAGTCTGACCGAAACGGTTCTTGGTGATGTCCACCTTCAAAGCGTTCAGCGGCACAGTGATGTTGTCCTCCCCGTCGCGGGACAGGGGGAAGTCGTGCTCGGTGTTGAACAGCCAACCCTCAAGCTGCACCGTGCGACTGATGTCGTCGAGCACCTGCACTGCAGACACTACATCGACACCCGTGGGGTTAGTCAGGGACGTAACGGGGGACTCCCCGATAGCTGCGAGGAGTGTGTTAACAGCCTCGAGCTTGGTGGTAGGTGTAACGATGGACATTGCTCATCCCGAAAAAAAAGCCGAGAGACCATAGCGATTAAGCTTAGGCCCCTCGGCTGAGAGAGAGAAGATTAGGCGACAGCGCCGGTGGCAAGTTCGATGGACGAGGCCGGGTCGATTACACCGGAACCCATCGCGTACTTGGCCAGCATCATGTCACCCTGATACATGGCGTTGAAGTCTGCGCCGGTCTTCTGGACGGCGAGGTCCATCAGCTTCACGGTGCCGACTGCGGCCTTCTGGAAGACCAGACCAGCGGTCGTGGTGAAGTCACCAGAGTAGGTGTTGCGCTCACCAGTCACAGCAGCAACCACAGCGTCAGGGACGTTGTTCGACTTCCGGATCGAGATGCCAGCAACTTCAGGCAGGATAGCCTTGGAAGCATCACCGGCACCGCCCCAGTCGCGGTTGAGGTTGTCACGGTTCTGCACGAGCAGATAGAACTGCGCGGGCTTGAACACGCCGTAGCGTTCGCCTTCCCAGACATCCTTCTCGTCGAAGGTCTGAGCAGCGGAGTGCAGCAGCGAGGTCAGGACAGTGCCATCGGTCTTGGCTGAGGCGTTGGTCAGGCGGGTGCCGCCGGGGAGGTCGTCGATCTTGTTGGCCGAACGAGCGGCCAGTGCCACGAGACGGGCGATCTTGGTGTCGAACTCGCGGGCCAGAGCTGCGCCAAGCTGCTTGGAGTATTCAGAACGCACGTCGTAGTGGTTCTTCAGCTCTTCCAGCTCGTCGATCATGACGTCTGCGATCAGCTTGTCGTCGATGTTGATCACGGTCTCGTTGTGCTTGAACTTGTTCGAGCCGAGGACCGGAACACCCGGAGTGTGGTAGCGGGCCGTCGCCTTGCCCATGTGGGCGAAGGAGGCCGACTTGCCCTGCGAGATGGTGCGGACCATATGCAGCGGCATGAAGATGTTCATTTCGTTGAATGCAGTGATCACCTCGCCGGTGAACTGCTTCATGAACAGAGCATTGGCCGCGTCATAGTCTGCCGGAGTGGCTGCGTTGACGACGCCCAGTTGAGAAATGACAGCGTTGGTCATTGGGTGCCTCTTGAGTTGAGTAAGGGGATTGCTCCCGTGACTCGCACTCGCTCCTGCAGGGGTGTCCGCCGCAGCGGGCCAAGCGTTCTGCTCGTGTGTGTCTTTGGGTTGCCAGCTCGCTTACAAGCGATGGTGGCTTCTCAAACTCAGAGGGTAGTTGGAGCGAACAGAAACCCACCGCCGTGGTCACCGCTGGAACCCGGTAGCGGGGTCAACGATGGGGGCTTCTGTTTGCAATGGTGGAACCTAATTACAGTAGGTCTCCCACAACTCGTTATGGTCACCGATCTGGTTGAAATCGGCGTAGGCAGACTGGGGCCAGCTAAGGCCCAACAGCCATTGTTTCGTCTCAGGACGGAACCTGATCTCGTCGGCCCACTGGCAGTCATTGACCGGGGGCAAGCGAAGGCTGTCGGGCCAGCTACATGCGGTCAAGAACGTCGCTGACAGCAGTAGGCACAGGACGTGTGCGTACTTCATAGGCTTCCTCCTTGACTGAGATAGTTTGCTCGAGGTTCTCCACCTCATCTTCGAGGGCCTCGACACTGTTGAGCTTCACCCAGATGTAGGTGACCAGCGCCGCCACAGAGACGACGCCGATAGCCAGACCTGTAAGGCGGGCGGCCATCATTGGCCTTCCCCCTCACCGGGGTACTGCTTGGCACGGAGCGTGAAGATGCCAGCGAAGGCCTCGATCACGGGGTACATCTTGCCGAGCAGCTTGTTGTCTTTCGGTGTGGGAGTAGCATTGACGATTGCAACAGCGAAACCATGGACCCCGAGGATCATCAGTCCGATCCGGTCCATGTTCTCCCAGAACCACAGGAAATCCATGGCTTCCTCCTTATCGGGTCACGAAGATGTTCGACACCGCGATCTTTGCTGCGACCTGATCACGGAAGGATTGGCTGGTCTTGTACTCAGGCTTCGCCATGTCGGCCAACATGTCGGACTCGGTGGCGTAGCCTTGGGCACCGCCGGGGGTCTTGCCGCCAGCGAGTTTGCCTTCAGTGCCGAGGTCGTCAGCACGACGTGCGACCATGCCTTCAACGGCTTGGCGGCCCTTGGCTGCATCGCCGGAGTTGACAGCTTCGATGTACGCCGCCACGTCGTCGGCAGGTACGTTCTGGGCGATCCATTGCTCCAGCTCTGCGAAGCCTTCATCACCGCCAGCAGCAGCTTTGATCGAGGCGACCTCAGCTTCAGCGCCAGCCGTAGCATCGGCCTGAGCGGACGTCACACCACGCAGGTATGCGTCGATCATCTCACGGGGGATACCACCATCGACGTAGCTCTGGATCGTCTCCTCGGACAGGCTGCCGTTCTCTGCGTACTCAGCAGCAGCGGCGCTCGGGTCAATGCCTGCTTCTTCAAGGATACCAGACACCGCCTCGCCGTACTCCGGGTACTTGGGTTCAGCACCGGCTTTGGCCTCTTCTTCGCCTTCCGGGGTGGTCTCGGCTTCTTCATCAGCGGGCTGCTGGGGCGTCGGTTGCCCCAGCTTCGTTTCAAGCTCCTTGTACGCCTTCACGAGGTCGTCTTGGCTCTTGAACTTTCCCGCCAGAAGATCGCCCTGCGAAGACGCGGTGGCGGAAGAGCCATCGGCTGATACTTCGATTTCGAGGGTTTGAGCTTCTGTGTTTTCGGTCATTAGTAGGTGGTCCGTTCAATGTCCTTGCCGACGGTGTCGGTCACTGGTTCACGTTTGCCGGTCGATACTTCACCGGGGGTGGACGGGACGGCCTTAGCCTGGGCTTGCTTCTTGGCTGCCATCAGTGGCTCCTTGCAGTTGTTGTTGGATGAGAGGGCCTGCCTGCTTGATCAGCTCAGGCCCGAGCTTGTCGATCATTCCCATGCCCTGCTGCTGCTCGGCATTCTGAGCTTGCGCCTGTGCGGGCACGAGAAGACCGTTGGTTTCGATGCCATCAGCCACAGCAAAGCGGGCGATCAACTCGTTGATGTTGATGTACTGACCCAACGCCGGGTTTGCTGTTGCTTGTGCCACCTTCTCGAGGAAGCGCATCAACTTGTCAGCGTCGTGGCCTCGGCCAAGGGCGGCAAAGCCCGTGACGATCACTGGCTTGACACTTGCCGGTAGCTTCGGGATGCGCTGGTTCTTGCGCAACAGGTGCAGGCGACGGCGCACGTACGGGAGCTGGAACTCTTTGGACAACAGCGAGTAGATGCCGCCAAGACTTGAGTCGAGTTCCTGTGCGACGAAGCGCACTTCTTCTGCGGTGACACGTTCAGCATCACGCATGACTTCTGCGTTGATGAGGAAGGCATAAGCCAGCCTACGCTCGATCACAGTGATCATGTCCTGCGCCACGCGGAGGTCACCTTGCTTGTCCATGCGGAGCACAGTCACGTCGTTGGCATCACCAGAGCGGATCGACAGGTTCGGAGCTTTTGCAAGAACCTGAGGATTGGTCGTGCCGTTCGGACGCACGAGGAACAAGACCTTGGCTGCCGCTGCAGACGCATCGTTCACGGCTTTGGTCAGGACCTCGAGGCTGTTCAGGTCGCCGAGGTACATCTCGACGTATGAACGCCCGTAGTCTTCACCCTCCACGACGAACATGCGCAACGGTATCCACGGACTTGCGTCTTCAGGTACCTTGCTATTGGTCTCCTCGTCGATGATGTCTGCGACGGTCTGATGCCACAGCACATAACCGTCTTCGCGGGTGACATGTGTGTACATCTTGAGCGTCTTCTCAGGACTGTCAGGCCATTTACCTGCAGCCGTGATCTTCTCACGCATCGTGTCAGAGAGAGCGAACGTCGAGACTTCCTCGCATATGACGATCTCCCGCCAGTCACCATCCGGGTCACGCATGACCACGTACTTGTTGAGGTTGTATGTGCGGGACGCCTTCTCCCCGACGTAGAACAGGCAGTTGCCTGTGACGAGCAGATGCTTACACGCCTCGAACACGAGTGTGGTATCACCGCTGTTCTCAATGTCACGCAATGCTTGGCGCTCGATCATGCCGAGACCCTTCAAGACCTCGTTGCGCAGCTCTTCATCGGAGTTCAGCTCCGGGTCGATCACGTCGGTGTTCAGCTTGAAGAACGGCGTGTTCATCGGGAGCAAGGACAGGAGCATCTTCGACGCCAAGGCATTGGTGCCACGCGCACCAGAACTCTGCTCAGGGTCCTTGATCTTCATGCTGCCAGCGCTGGTCACGTCCTTCTGGAAGAGCGTGGGTATCGTCAGCTTCGCACACTTGTCAGCTCGATCCACGAATGGTGAGCGGAAAGACTGAAGCTGATGATACCGGCTACTGGCAGTTGTGGTTTCTGCCTCTTGGTTCATTGTGTCTCCTTACGGGACGTTGACGCTGCCGCCAGAGCCGGGGACCTGCAGGCCTACAGCGAGAGAGCTGACAGTGCCGGGACGCCGACCACGTTGGGTGGTGGTGCGTTCACCTTGGCGTTTTGCCGAGAACGTCTCTGCAGTTTCAGACGGAGGGGGCGGAGGCGCGGGGGGCGGCTCAGGGGGTGGCGGGGTCTTCACCTTAGGTGGACACATCTGGGTATTCCTCTTGGGTGTGTTTGACAGCCTTCAGGTGGCGTACGACGGTGACCTGCCCGTAGTGTGTGGAAGCTTGTTCATCTCGAGGATCGAGGGCGTGGTCAGGGAACGCATTGTCGAGGTAGGTGATCAGCTCGTCACTGATCGGCGGGCATTTGACGTAGGCCATGGAGGCTCTCCTTTGGGATGGTGGAACCTAAAGAGGGAGCCGTAGCTCCCCCTCAGGTATTAGCGGATGGGACACGCACCAGTTGCGCAGCCCTCGTCCTGCAGCTCCTCAAAGCTCTCGGTGCCGTCGAGGTCCACAGGCCACAGCTTCATCACGTACTCGTCGTACATCTCCTTGGTCACGACCTCCTGAGGCAGGTAGGCGTAGCCCAAGTCGGCTGCAGTCTTCGTCGGGTCGTTGCGGTAGATGAAGCTCACGCCGACGTAGCTGTCCCAGTTGTCCATGATCCAGTCGATCATGGCTGGGATCTCGCTCTGGTCGTAGCTGATGGTCACGCTGCAGTTGTGGTCCACGTAGTTGTCCATCAGGAGCTTGTAGCGCTCGAGCTGCTCAACGGCGGTCTCGAGGTTCACGTGCTTGCCATCGACCTCGTCGAACTCCACGTCCTCGTAGGCGACCGGGAAGGTCACAAGGACGCTCTCACTCTCGAACGGCTTCTCGATCACCTTGTACCCCGCAGCCCGCATCTTGGGGACGATGGGGTCGTGCTTGGAGAAGGTGACGTTGTTGAAGATGTAGCGACCGAGGGGGCGGTGGACGCCTTCGGTGGTGTCCATGATCTTCGACAAGGTGCCGCTGGGCTTGACTGTGGTTACGGCTTTCGCTCGGGGGAGACCCAGCTCGTCGGCCATGGAGTGGGCACCACGCTTAGCTGCAAGTCGTGTCTCTGCAAGGAGACAAGCACGGGAGTTGGGTGCTACCGCGTCCAGCATCTTCACGATGCCCGTCGCCCCGACACCACAGAGGCGCAGGAACTCATTCAACTCGTGCCAGCTACGCTGCAGCACACCATCATCGAGGTTGACACAGGTCTGTCGATAGTTCGCTCGGGCTGCAAGATACACAGCGCGGCGCAGGCCTTCATGGTCCGTGATGAACTTGCCCCAATCAACTTCAACGAGATTGCAGAAGCTCTTGTTTCCAAGGAGGATTTCACCGCAGGGATTGACACCCATGAACCAAGCGGCACGGGAGAGAGCTGTGGTTGCGTTGAGGAAGCTCGGTTCAGACCCACCAGCTTCGACCATCTTGGTGAAGATGTGGGACAGCTCCCAACGCGTCGGCTTGTGGTAGAACAGGATCGCGTTGTTCGACTGCTGCCGATGCTCGTTCCCGTGAAGCCAGAAGTCCTTCTTGGCCAAGATGAACTCGTCGATCTCAGGTTCGTCCACGCCCATCACTGCGATCTCTGCAGATCGACGGGAGGACAGCGTGGTGCCGAGCCAGTTGAGTAGGTCGAGGATGTCGATGCGGGTGAGGAGCTTCCCTGCCCGCTTGCTCATGATCTCGCAGATGGCCGCGAAAGCTTTACTGATGGTCTCGTCGCCGGAGCTGATCCAGCCGTATCCCTTGAGGCGGATACCTGCGGCACGGACTTCGCGGAAGTCGAGGACGATCTTGTCCACCGGCTCCTTGAGTGCCAGCAGTTTACCTGCAGCTTTAGCCCATGCGGCTGCACTGTCACCAATGGACAGGCGGTAGACACGCTTGCCACCTACTGTCTTGATCTCGGTCGCGTTGCCTTCACGCCCTTTGGGATCACCGATCACCTTCTCGGAGCGCCAGACCTCGATCTCAGCAGCGTTGACGAAACCGTTGAGGGTACCGACGACAGGCTCAAAGCCGACGCCGCAGCCTTGCAGCAGCAGCCAGAAGGCATCGACCACATCATGGACAGTCTCGATCCGACCGAAGGAACAGTTGAACTGCGAGGCCTCACGGGACTTGGCAACGTCGGTGCCGCCGAGCCAGAGGGTACGGCCAGAGACAGACACCTTCCGGTCAAGCATGAGCTGGCGCAGCTCCATCAGCTCGTCTTTTTCACCGATTGTCAGGGGGAAGTGGCCCTTCGCCCGTTCCCACAACCATGCTTGATGGTCGATCACGCGGTCAACGGTCTGCTCCCATGTCTCGAACTTGGTGCCTTCTTCGTCCAGCGGTCTGTTGTAGGTACGCCGCGTCACCACGGTCGCACGGGTTGATGGTTGGTTCATGTGTTGTTGCTCTTGTTCTCCAGACGAAAAAGCCCCCGCGTTGAGCGAGGGCTTCGTCTTGTGTTCGTTCAGGCCGCGACCAGATCGGAGAGGTCGGGCGGGGTGTAGTTGGGTCCCTTGAGGACCTTTCCGTCCTCGCGCTTGATCGGCTTCCCGTCGTCACCGAGCTTCGACATGTTCGATGCGTGGACGCGGCGCAATGCCTCGAGCGTGACTTCGTCGGTGAACCTGCAGATAGCCATCGCTTCGTGGAGGAGGTCTTCAATGTCTTCCGCGAGGTCGAGGAAGCTTTCCAGCTCATCAACAGGGAGGATGTGGGAGTCGCCATCTGGCATGGTGAGAGCAGCCCCAGCGTACACGTAGGCGAGGTCTGCCATTTCCTTCAACACGTTAGCGTCAGGCTCGCCCTCCATTGCTTCGATGAGTTCTTTGCGCTCTTCTTCGCAAAGCTTCACCCACAGGCGGAAGTCGAGGGATGCCCGGAACGTGCGGATGAACTCCGCGACCAGCTCAATGGGATCTACCGTACGTACTGCGTTCATACTTTGTGTCCTTTCTCAACCATCCCACGCATACGCTCGGCGAAGTAGATGATCTTGTTGATGTCGTAGAGAGTGTCGGTCCCTTCCTTCTCGCCCATGCGGAAGCAGGCCTTGAAGATGTTGGCACGGGCGAAGGACATACCTTTGGCTTCGATCAGATCGTTCAGCTCAGTGGCGTCCACGGGGAGGCCGTAGTAGGAGCTGGAGCCGCCGTCAGACTTCACGGTGTCCATAGGATCGGCTCCTTCTTCTTGAAGTCATAGTCAGAGGCGCGGAGGATGCGGGCCACGCGGGCTTGCCGCAGAGCTTCCTCTTCACCGAGGCCTTTGGACGCGTACGTCTCGACCACAGCAGCCCAGTTGTCTGCAATGGTGGCACCCAATTCGATGATCTCGGACGCCCGCTTGGCTCCCACCTGAGGACATCCTTTGTACCCATCGGTGCCGTCACCCATCAGCGTCTGGTACAGGTGATACCAATCAGCTTCGTCTTCGGTGATCTCGACAGGGGCTTCGGAGATGTCCTTCACGTAGGTGCAGGGGATCGTCTTCATGTCCTTGTCGATGGACACGATGATCTTGTCACGCTTCGACGGATACGTGGCGAAGATGCCCATGACATCGTCACCCTCGAGGCTGGGGCGCATGACACCCCCAAGCTCGTCGATCATCCACTGCTTCACAGCGAGGAGGACCAACGGTTTCTTCACCGTCTTGCGGTGGGTCTTGTAGGTAGGGAGGACGTCCAAGCGGAAGTTGTGCTTAGGGTCAGTGATGCAGAGCTTGTAGTCGTGCCCATCCAGTGCGTCCATCATACGCTCGATCTGAGCGAGGACAGCGTTGGTCACTTCGTTGAAGTTGACGTTCCACGTCCAGTGACCCGGCTCCCACTCGAGAGCCGTTTCACATGCGGCGGCGCACTGGAAGGCGACCACGTCTGCGTCGATCAGCAGCGTGGGTCTGGCCATCAGGCATCCCCACAGGCTGCCGCCTTGACGGCCCACATGGAAGCGGTCTCGAGGTGAGTGAGGGCCACGGAACGGCGGCGGGACTGAGGCAACGCCTCGATCAGTGCTGCCAGCTCGTTGGCCTTTTCCTTGAGAGACGCGATCACAGGGTCGCCAGACGGGTTGAAGTTGGTATCGGTGATTGCCATCAGTTGGCTCCATGTTTTTCTAGGGCTGCCATGCTCACGGGGAACAGGGCGTGAAGGGTGTCGGAGATGGGCTTGGCCACGTACTGGCTTTCCTTCTGCGCATGGTTGTCCAGCCGGAGCTGGCACATCTTGGCGAAGGCATAGACAGACCCTGACCAAATCCACGTGGTCATTAGGGATTGAGGCAGGAACATGCGGGCCTGCTCACGGGAGAGGCCGACAGAGATCGCGTAGTTGTAGGCGTCCTGCGCATGGTCGATCACACGCCGGTAGCGCTTCTGGATGCCCAGTATCTCGGCTTCATCCAGAGCTTCACCGCTGCCCTGCTTCACGTTCTCAGGCTGGCAGCGCCAGTCGTTGTCTGCAGGCCAGTAGAACTCCAGCTCACCCTCGACATAGCGACGGCTCACCTCATTCCACGGCAGGTACTCGTGCTTCACGAGCTGGCGGGCCACGAAGATCGGGGCTGTCACACGGAAGGAAACGAAGGCGTGGTTGAAGGGGGACTTGTGCTTGTGCTTGGCTAGGTAGTTGATGAGCTTGGTGTCACGCTCGGACAGCTCGTCGCCGATGCCGTCGTAGTCAACGGTGCGATCCGAGTTCTCCCACTCACTCTCAGCATCGAAGCTGACGCGGGCAGCATTGACCACAGCAAGGTCGTCGCCTGAGTGGCGCAGGTATTCAACGTCGATCATGCGACGATTTCCTTTCAGATTGATCAGTGGGTTTCGGCCCAGTTGGCACCGAACTTGAACTCCCCATCGAGGGGGCAGAGGAACCCGAGGGCATCCCCGGCTTCTCTCATTGCAGCGACAGCATGTTCGCCGACGCGTTGCTCGAGGCCCTTCTTCACCAAGGTCTGAACCTCATCGTGAACGTGGGCTACGAGCATGAAGTCCTCGCCAGAGACGAGGCCATCGGCCACCATCCGGTCGTAGAACATGATGGTCGCCAGCTTCACCGAGATAGCACCGGCTGACTGCAGCAAGGTGTTGAGAGCGGAGTGCTCCGAACGTACCTTGAGCAGGCCTCCGTCGATCCCCATGACGTGCATGTCACGCTTCTCGATAGCCTTCTTCAGGTCTTCCTTGAGACGCTTCAGTGCAGGCGTACGCTTGAGGAACTCAGTGATGAGCTTGCGCCCTGCCTTCTTCTTCTCAGCTGGAGAACCCTGCGGCTTGACGATCTCACCGATCAGCTC